TCTTCCACCACCTCGACCGGATCCCGCTCATCGCCGACCGCGACCTCGACCCGTTGCGCGAGGAGGCCAATGCTGCGCCCCGATCGCTCGAGCTCAGAGACATTTACCGGAAGGGCGACAGGGTCCGCGTGACGTCCGGAATCTTCGGCGACATGGCCGGATATGTCGAGCGTCCAGAGGGGATTTTGACGCTGGTGCGCTTCGGTGCAAAGCTCCGGGTGAAGCTGTCGACGTTCATTCTGAAGCCAGACCTGGCGAATAAGCACGGGGTTGCGCGGGCGAACCAAATCGGTCATTAATGCGCCGACATCGCGGATCGATCCGCCAGGCGAGAGATTGCTGCCCGACCGGGATGTGCCCTCGCCAACCACGCGGTGAAGGCCTGACGCCTTCCGCGATGTCCGACGGCGTGGAGCAGGGTGGAGCAGCCCGGTAGCTCGGCAGGTTCATACCCTGCAGGCCGCGGGTTCAAATCCCGCCCCTGCCACCACGACCGGACCCTGACAGACCGAGCGGTATCCAAATACCTTCCCAAGGAGACCTGGAATGTCCCTGATCACCCTCATTCTCGTCCTGGTCTGCGTCGGCGTCGTCCTCTGGGCGATCAACACCTATGTGCCCATGGACGGCAAGATCAAGAACCTCCTCAACATCGTCGTGATCATCGTCCTCGTCCTCTGGCTGCTGCGCGCGTTCGGCCTGCTCGATGCACTGAGCTCGGTGACGGTATGATCCGTCTCGGCCTGCTCGCCAGGCCACCTCGAGCCGGAGCATTCGCCGCCCGCAGCGCCGAGACGACGACCCTCCTGGCGCGCTTCAGCACGGCGCCGTCGAGGGGGAGGAAGGCTCAGATCGACAGCCTGATCACCGGGTTGAAGGATGCCGGCGTCTGGACCAAGATGGACGTCCTTTGGGTGCTCGCCGCCCACGACGCCCAGGCTGCTAGCCTGAACTGGAAGTCGACCAGCTTCACGATCACCGACCCGGGCACGACGGCGCCGACGTTCGCCGCGGACAAGGGTTATACCGGCGACGGGACGACTGACTACCTCTCGACCAACTACAACCCTTCGACCGCCGGCCTCGGCCTCGTGCAGGACAATGCGTCGATCGGCGCCTGGTGCTCGACCAACGTCGCCAACACCGGCCAGTTCGACTGCGGCAACATCAACCTCCGCATCTGCGGCCGGGGTGGCGCCGGCAGCACGATCAGGGTCAATGGCGCGACCGGAGTAGCAGCCGTCCTGGCCCCGGTGACCTCGGTCGGGCTGCATGTCGGCCGGCGCGACAACAGCGCCAACATCCAGGCGAGGCACAATGCAGGCGCGGTGGCGACTGCCTCGTCGACCAGCGCAGCGGTGTCCAACCTCCCCTTCTTCCTGCTCGCCCAGTGCCAGAGCGGCACGACGCCGCTGAACTTCAGCGCCAGGCGCGTCTCTGCCGTCTTCGCCGGCGTCTCGCTGACCGATGCCGAGATCGCCGCCTGCTACACCAATTTCGAGCGCTACATGACCGCGGTCGGCGCGACCCTCTAGGAGGCCAGCATGGCAAACGAAGTCGAAGTCCACGAGCTCAGTGCCCTGCGCGGCGGGGTTCCGGCCATGCCGGTGCCTCAGATCGAGAAGCAGACGCTGTCGATCGGCGGCGCCGTCTCGAACGCCTTCAACCGCGGCACGGCCATCGTCAGGATCACCGTGACCACCGACTGCCGGGTAGAGTTCGGCACGGCGCCGGCCGGGTCGGGGGACACGATCCTCCTCTACTCCGGCATGCACCACGACTTCGCCGTCTCGCCCAACCACAAGGTGATCGCGGTCGCCGCCTGAATTCGAGCGCGCCTTCCTTTGCAGACGACATCCGGCGGCGACTGTCTGGATGCTTCCGATCCCTCCCCGTGTATTTGGCAGGGCAAACCCGCGGCGCGTCTCGAGGTCATTGGCTTCAGCGGGAAATCGGTTGAACGCCGGAACCTTCACGGAGATCCAACGATGCTGACCCTCGAGCAGGAGATCATACTGGCGCGCGGGGCGGTCATGTCGTTCTCGCCGGAGGAGCCGTTGTTCGTCGGCCCTGCCATGTACCGCAGCATCGTCGAGGCCGGGCACTTCGACGACATCCTCGACCGCGTCCGCGTCATGGAGATGGACCTTGTCCGCGCCTCCAGGTAGCAAGACCCTCGGCAACGCGAAGCACGAACGCTTCGCCCAGGCGGTGGTCAGCGGTCGCAGCTTCAACGAGGCCTATGCCGAGGTCGGCTACGTCCTGAACCCGAGCCATGCCCGCCGCCTCGGCGCCAACCCGACGGTCAAGGAGCGCGTTGCCTGGCTGCTGGAGAAGGCGGCCGAGAAGGCGGTCATCTCCGCCAGCCGCGTCCTCGAGGAGCTCGCCAAGATCGGCTTCGCCAACATCGCTGACTTCACCAAGGTCATGCCGAACGGCGACCTGGTGACCGACTTCTCGAAGATCACGCCTGACGAACTGGCGGCGGTCGCCGAAATCACGGTCGAGGAATACAAGGATGGCCGCGGCTTCGGCGCCAGGGACGTCAAGCGGACGAAGGTCAAGCTGAACGACAAGCGCGCCGCGCTGGTCGACATCGGCAAGCATCTCGGCATGTTCAAGGATCTCGTCGAGCACACCGGCAAGGACGGCGCCCCGATCGAGGTCCACGAGATCAGCGACGAAGAGGCGGCCCGCAGAATGTTGTTCGTGATCGCCAAGGCCCGGAAGCAGCGGGGCCAGACGATCCAGTGATCCCGCGCGCGGCGGGCCTGACCGCGCACCTCCGACAAGCAACCAAGCACCAAGCACAGGAGACCCGACATGGGCACTTTCGTATCTCTGCACGGCCGGAAGATCGGCTTCGACTCCGACACCGGCCAACTCCTCACCGACGGCACCGCCAGCAACGGCACGAAGGTCGGCTCGACCGTCACCGCCCGCGAGTTCGGCAGCGGCGTCGTCCACAAGACGGTGCTGACCCTGACCGCGACCCCGATCTCGATCGCCGACGACGCCGGCGTTGCCCAGTATGGCGGCGTCCAGCTTTATGACTTCCCGGCGGGCCACATCTGCACGCTCGGCGCCACGATCGACGCCTCCGTCACGCTCGGCGTGACCGGCACGATCATCGCCACCTGGGCGGGCGGTGTCGCGCTCGGCACGGTCGTCGCGACGACCGGCGCCACCCTGATCTCGACCGAGGCGAACATCATGAAGGAGGTCGACGTTGCCGCCGCCGTTGCAGCGGTTGCATCGATCGACGCAGAGGCGGTCGCCACGGTCCTGACCGAGTCTGCGGCAAGCTGGATCAACGGCACCTCCACCCCCGTCGACCTCTTCCTCAACCTGGTGGTCGACGACGACGCCACCCACACTGCAGGCACCGGCACGATCACCGGCACGGTGACCTTCTTCTGGATGAACCTCGGCGACAACTAGAGGCCGCCGATGTCCTACCTCGACGACGCCCTTGCCGACCTCCAGGCACTGCCTGACGAGGAACGCAGGGGCGTCAAGGGGGACGCTCTGAAGCAGACCAGGGGCATGCGGTTCGTGCCGCTGCCGGGTCCGCAGACAGACGCCTACATGACCGACGCCGACGTCCTGCTCTACGGAGGGCAGGCAGGCGGCGGGAAGTCCTTCCTGCTGGTGGGGCTGGCGTCCCAGGAGCACACCCGCTCGATCATCTTCCGCCGGGAATCGTCGCAGACTGACGGCCTCGAGGAGGCGGGCAAGGAGATCATCGCCGACAGCGCCAGGTTCAACGGCACCGACCTCGAATGGAACTGGGGCGGCGGCCGGTCGCTGAAACTGGCCGGCATGAAGGAGCCCGGCGACTGGAACAAGCACGCCGGCCGCGAGCGCGACCTGTTCGGGTTCGACGAGGCCGGTGAATTCCTCCGCGAGCAGGTCGCCTCGCTCTTCGCCTGGAACCGCGGTCCTGACGGTCAGCGCTGCCGCATCGTGCTGGCGTCGAACCCGCCGCGGTCGAGCGACGGCTACTGGATGACGGAATGGTTCGGGCCCTGGCTCGACATCCACCATCCGAACAAGGCCGAGCCGGGCGAGCTCCGCTGGGCCGTGATGCTCGACAGCGCGTCCGGCCTTGCCCCGAACTGGGTCGACGGACCTGACGACGTCATCTGGATCGAGGGCGAGGCCGAGCCGCGCCGGCCGCTCTCGTTCACGTTCATCCCGGCGGCACTGTCGGACAATCCCTTCCGCAACACGCCGGAATACCGCGCCAAGCTGAACGCCCTGCCCGAGCCGCTGCGCTCGCAGTTGATGTTCGGCGACTTCGGTGCCGGCACCATCGACGGCATCGACCAGGCTATCCCGACCGAATGGGTGCGCGCGGCGATGAACCGGTGGAAGGAGCAGCCCCGGGTCGGCGTGCCGAT